AGTCATATCAATATTTTTTGACTCTTTAGCCACATTGTCAACCGCATCTGCCATTCCTTTCTCATAAAAGAACTTGGCAAACTTCTCTGGGTTCGAAGCCACTGCAATAGCACGATGGAAAGATTCAGCGTCCTTAAGATAACCTTCATCATTCAAAAACCTTGATACAAAGTTTTGAAGATTAGATTGCTCTTTAAGTAGGTCTGGTGTTTCAGATGGTTTATAAACTAATTTCTTATTCTCATCTAAACTAAATCCGAAACCTTCGAACTTTTCAGAGAATAACTCAGAAGTTTTGTCAGCGAAATACTTTGACCTTTTTGCTTGCTCCTCCTCCGCTTGAGTCGTAGCTTGTTTATAACTCTTGTAAGCTTCGTAAGTTTCTTTTTCTTCTTGCGAAACAAAAGATTCTCTTGACTCAAGAGGAACTTTGTACTGCTCCTTTAATCCGTTAAAGTACTCCTTAGCTTTGGTGAGTTCTTTTTTCTTAGCCAACTGCTTTTTCTTAATCTCCTTTTCATCATCAAAGTCTGGATCATATCCAAACTGAGTATCAAGATCGAATTTAATATCATCAATATCAAGATCTTTGTCTTTGTTCTTGCGATATTCAAATAGCAATTGGTCCTGATCCATAGAATCATAGTCTTTATTTAATTGAATAAAGTCCTCGATACCACGACCAGTTTCTTTTTTATATTTCAAATAGGTAGCAACCTCTGGATCTAAATCATCATTGCTTGATCTTTGCTCAAACAATTCGTCAAGATTGCTAATCTCTTTGTTATATCTTTTTCCAATATATGAAAGAACTTTGTTGTCATCTATCTCAATTTCTTGAGGTTCGATTAGTGTATCAATAGGTTTATCTATTGATTCATTAACTTCAACTTTATCAACAGGCGGCTCATCTTGAACTTGTCCTGTTTTTTCAGCATGCTCGTTAAGCAATTGCTGTTCTATCTCTGCAACTGACTTTTCTTCAAAGTCAACTGCTCTTACTTTAAATTCTCCTTCCATTTAATTAAATTTTTACAAAGTTAATAATTATTTTTTTTATATGCATTTGCATACTATATTATACAAATGAATCGTTTTATATGCATTTGCATATTATGTTATTCATTATTTAGGATTAAATGATTCCAAATCAAAACCATCTAAAGAATCTTCTGTACTTTCGAAATTCAAAGGAGGTAAGTTATTCTTTCTTTGATTAATTAATTCAGATTGTCTTGTTGCTTGAAGATCAACTCGTTTATCTTTAGCTTCTTCTTTTTTCTCTTCTCGCTTCATTAAGTTATCCGTCTCAATACCCTTTAACTGCATATTGTATTGGAATTCTTGATCCATTAATTGAGCTTTAATAGCTGCTTCAGCTTGCATTTGTTGAACAGCAAAATTCATCTCAGCCTCTCTTAACTGAATCTTAGATTGAGCTTCAAGCTGAAGTAACTGAGCTTTAGATTCAGCAGCAGCTTGTTGAGATTGAATGTTACTTTGCATTTGCATTTGAAACTGCATTTCTTGTTCTTTCTGCTTCTGCTCCATTCTCTTTCTTCTCTTCAACTTTAATAACTCATTTGCTAACTTAATATTGTTAATCATTCTAATATCAATAGCATCCTCTAAGTCGATTGTCTGTTGTTGTAATGAAACTTGAATATTTGCCTCAAGCATTTGTTTTTGTTCTTCATCTGGAGCTAACTCGATAAATATACCAAAGTCATGCAAATAAAGATCCTTTATATCATCAAGTATCGCAACATTATATTTACCAATCTGCATTGCAAACTCTTCAGCAAAGTCAGAATACTCTAATATATCAGCAACTCTTATAGATAGACATTCAGCTAATCTTTTTGTTATATTTAAACCACCTTCTAATATATGTCTAGTAGCTGTATTTGAATTCAATGCAGCTAGCTTCTGAACTCCAACCAAAGCGTCAGGACTAGGTGTAGACCCATCCCTTACCTCATTAATGCCAGTCACATCACGTATCATATTTAGATAGTGATTATAGTTACCTATCAATGCAGCCATTTTTGATTGACCACTATTTGAATTCAACTCTTGGATAGGAACTCTAGCATTATTAAACTCACCATCTTGCGTGTAACTTCTACCAATAACACTACCAGTTTGGAAATATAATTTTAAAGCATCCTCTGGGTTATATGCTGCTCCAGTACCTAGGTCAACTTCATTGATACCATCAGCGTCAATAAATACCCCATCAGGAACTACCCTATTCATTACTTGTTGTAACTTTAAGTGAGTTAATTGTATCTGATCAGCAAAAGGAATCATACGTCTTACTAATGACTCAGTATTTCCTTTGTACATTCTAGGCGCAAACATTACATAGTTAGGAAGTGCTCTTTGTGTAGCTGACTTAGGTCTAACCATGTTCTTCATCATGTCCCACTTCAACATAATATTAGAACCGCCTACCAATATACCTTCATACCATACATCACGAACTGTCTCAACTTTTTCAAACATCATTCCTTCCTCAACAGGAGGATTGAATGTATCGCTCTTTCTAATAATTCGCTCACCACCATTCTCAAGAATTTTTTTCTTCCAAACAAATCTTTTAGTGGTTTTATAGTTTAAATAAAGTAATGTTACAACCTCATTTAAGAATGCATCATCTTGATAGTTTCTAATAATAGGAAAGTAGTCATACCAAGCAGATGAAGCGTTACGTATTTCTTTTAATTGATCGTCAGTTAAGTTTGGATTAATTTTTAAAAGCTCAGTATAATGAACCTGCTTAACCTCACCAAAGTAATAGCAATCTGAAAAGTCATTCAATTCAGTGTAGCTATGAATGAAGTTTGCAGGATCTACATAATCAACTTTTAATCCATCGTTAACTAAAAATGTATGTCTTGCAACAGCCTTACCCAAAACAGTTAAATCGTAATCGATTAACTTTTTTATTTTTGAGTATTCATTCATTTTAAGAATAGTGTCAATAGCAACCTCCTCAGCAATCTCTATAGAAGGTTTATATTTTAACTGCATATATAATGAAAGCTCTTCATCATTCTCAGGCAACTCATCAGGATTAACATTAAAGGCATCAATACCAAATTGATCTTTTGTCATCTGTAAGAAATCTTTAGCTATCATGTCAGCCTCAATCATATCTTGAAATATGTTTTTCTTTTCAGCAGACATAACATCTTGAGATTCAGCTTTAATTGTAAAAAGCCTATCATTCATTCCGTTGACAACAATATCAACAAACTTAGGTATAATAGGAATTGGAGTCCAGTCTAAATTTAACATAGACATATCTCCATTTACTGATAACTCATCCTTATATTTTTGTACAGGTTGTTCACCTCTTGCGTATAATCTTAAACGATGGAATTCACCCCATTGATCATAGAACCGACATGTATTTGCTTTACGTTTAAACCACTCCCCCTCAATAGACTTGGCTACCTTTAATCCATACTCGGTAGTTGACTTCTCCTCGTCACTAGCCATTTGATTTGGAAATGGTGATTGATAAATTACAACTGATAATTTCTCCATTATTTTAGTATTTCGCTTCTAATTCCACGATTGTCGTATTTTACAAATTTAATACTTATTTTCGATTCTTTTTTCTCTGTTTCAAATAAATGCTTACGTGTAGCCATTATAGCTAGACCTGAACTAATAGAAGCATCATGTTTTGTTCTATTATTTGGATCAAATCTAGCCCAATCTTCTAAAGTCTTTGTAAAATACATAGATCCCATACAGTCAGGATCTCTATAAGTACCCTCAATGTCAAGGCCTACATATTCTTCAATATAAGTCTCAATAGCTGATGCATGAGCTTGTCTTACATCCTCAGATGAGTTTGGTATACCACCTATCTCTATCTCAGTCTTAGATAACTTTGTCTTATGCTTGTCAGGTCTATTCATTGAGTAAGCCCTATATCCTCTATTCTTAAAATGATACAATAGCCTAGCCTTATTGTTCTCAGCTAATAATGGCATACCATAAAAAACACAAGCCATTAAAACATCTTCAAAAAATATCTCAGCAGTCTGCGGTCTTGCTATATATTCTAAAAAAAATTCATTCGTTGGAGCTTCCTCCATGTGAAACTTAGTCATACCATGTAAAGCACCATTTGAGCCTCCACCACCAACAACTCCTGATATGTCATAAGGGTCACATCCAAAAGCACCCATGTGCTCATTACCAGGATACTTCTTTCCACCTCTTGTTATGACTCTATTTCTCAGTTGTTGATTTGGAATCCAAGATACTAAAAATCTACCATTCTTATCAGGTGTCCATACTACCTCACTATCTAACTTACCATTCTTCCAATGGAAATAACCTCTTGTTAAAACGTGATCCTTAATTAACGAATCATTGTAGTCAATCTGTTGGTATATCTTTGTCAAATTAAATACTGATTGTTTTGATTCATCCCTAAATGCATGTGATTCAGTTCTAGGGAATTGTCGGTAAAATTCATTCAATGCATCTGAGTCACTTTTCAATGCAGCAACTTCATTGTTCCACCAAGTAATAACTCCTTGCGTTATTATCTCCCCATCAATACCTTTGACATGGTTACTATGATTTTCAAATACAGGCCAACCATACTCATCTATATATCCTTCAATATTCCACTCCATTGGAATAAATAAAGAATATAAACCGCTTTTAGTTTGTCCATTTGCAGATCTCGATGTTGGATTACTATCGTTGTATAATTTTTTAAAGTTCTCTCCACCTTTCGACAATGCATTCGATGTAGAACCCATCATACACTTACCAACTATTTTACTACCTAACCTAAGACATGTTTTTGTTACTCGCCAGTTATTTAATATGTTTTCAGGCTTCTCCCACTTACCACTTTCATCATGGACAAGCATTAATAACTTCTCACCATCATAACTGTTATCAGCTGTATTCTTCCAGTCAATTGTTGTATCAAGTCCATCAATATCATCTTGATTCTCTTGATCCATATTCTTACGAGTAATCTTACTAGCAGGAACACGAAACGCTAACTCAGTCTTTGGATTGTCCATACCATCCTGAATCGGCTTGAAGAAAAATGGATAGTTTCTTACAATTGGAACAACTTTGTCAGTAAACATTTTCTTAGCATCAGATCCCGTCTTTGATAATATACCAATCCTTGAGTCTCGAACTATTGTACCAGTATTACTTATCTCAGAACTAGACATGAATGAGAAACCAGAACGCCTGTTCTTTAGATAACACATACCAAAAGACCTATTGTCAGCCTTACATGCCTCCCAATATATATAAAATATTCTGTTTGATTCTCGGAAGTCAGGCAAACCAATGTCAATCTTTGTCCATTGCAAATACATATAATGCGTTCCTGTTATATAAGTAGGAACACTATTATTCATAAACCAATAACCATTCTCCCTTTTATCAAACTCACCTTCAATTAAATCAACATACTTTGACTTAAAAGCATTATCTCTTCTATTCCAATCAAATATTGTCTTTATTTTTTGTAGTTCAGTTGGATATTCTTGCGGCTTCCATTTATTATCGAAACTTGCAATTTTTTCAGGTTTCGATGGTATAGCTATCTTTACACTATTAATCTCATATATATCGCCAATAGTTCCATCTTTTGATATAACTACTAAATCATATTTTGAATCATATCCATACTCCCAAGATTTATTTCTGTTCTTAGTTATTATTACATTTTTTGTAATATAATCATCAAGTATTTTGTAAAGATTATTTTCCATTTATATATGCTTTTGCAAAAAGTATTTAATGTTACTTCTTTTTAGCTCTACCTTCTGCGAATCCACCTGTTCCAACAGTTACTGTAGGTACAATGTTATTACTTTTATTCTCCTCTTCCTCAATCTTTTGTAACATATTCAAGGCATCCTCAAATGCTAACCTTTTAGCTGATGCAGCATTCTTTAATTTATCAGCAGATATATCATCTTCAGATCGAGTAATAATAGGTTCTTTTAACACCTTTATTAACTCATCAATTGCAACCTTAGCAGCCTCAAGTATTTCTATTTTTTTAGACATATATTTCGATTATACATTCTATAAAGAATCTCGTTATTAATTCTAAACTCATACTCACTATCTGGAGTAAATGACACAATATCACCAACCTCTACCTCATCTAATTCATCATTCTTAAAAACCAATTCCCCCCACAACTCCTCAAGCCCATTTATAGGACTGAATATTTTATCCTCAGATGGTATTGGTCTAATAAAAACAAATGGAGATGGTGCACTCCAAAGTTCTTTATCTTTAGAGTATAGATATACTTGCTCAGGTTCAACTATAAATAAGTCATCCTTTAAATAATGCCAACTACTCTTCTGTCTGCCACGCATATCATAATAAAACTTAAAAACATTATGGTGAACTACAACAATGTCTCCAGATACTATTGGTCCATTATAATAAATTGGAATAGATACTACTTCAGCAAATCTATTTGATACAGTATGATCTTCTTGAGAGGTACTTACAATGAACTCAGTATTACCATAAGTTCTTATGTTATCATACCTCCTACCATCAATTGGCTTGATGATAAAACAGTATGGTGATTTCATTAGAAATTTATATTAAATTCAATTGATACAGGTACATTACTTGAAAACTCTTTCCATAAAGTAATCTCATCGTTTTTGATAATATATAACTTTACACCATCTTCATTTCTAATTATTTGATAGATAGAGTAACTCTTATCAAGAACCTCCTGACCTACAGTATAGTTCATTGATTTCATATAATCAGGACCAACTGATATTTTCCTAATTATACTCACCTGTTTGAAGATTAATCGTAATGTCACCATACTTAGCAATTATCTCTTCTTGATATTTTGCTAAATCATGTACAGCCACTTCTAAATTAGATAATGTAGCAGTCTTTTGATTTTTA